GTACCATTCTTGCCTCGAATGGAGTTTTGTGTGATTTCATAGAACGATTCTAATTTTAAAGCAATGATTTGGTCTGATAGCAGTTTATGAACTGATTGACCTATTGAATTTTGGAACTCACGAGCGCATAGCACCCTTGTAGGTTTCTTTACGCCAATAACGAGTAATGCACGAGCGACCCCCCAAGATTTAGCCCCACCACGACCACCATAAAGCACTTTATATCGGCATGGATCAAATAGCATTTGCAGCTTGATTGGAAAATCAACCGCACTAACAGCTTTCCTAATCTCTGGTGTGATTTCACTCACTTGGCTTTGTTTCTGCTGGAGCTACAAAACGAACTTCTAACCCTTTAATTGGGCCACCATCTTCACCGGTTATTTCAGTAACGCTAGTTTCTTTCCATCCTGCCCTGGTCTTTAACCAAAAGATTGCAGCAGATGTATTGCCGTTTTTAGCTTGCTGAAACAAGGTTTGACCAATAGAAGCATTGGCATCTATGCGCCCATCTTCTAATTCCCCCTTGTAATGCTTTCTTAAAGTGTCATCGGTTATATCTAGCTTATGAGCTATATCAACGTATTTAATCCCTACAGCACTAAGACTGCGTACTAATTTACGGCTTTCATCGGTTGGAATATGCTCTTTTCCTTGCATTTTCTCTTTATAACTCCGAAAGTACTGCTTGTTTGCCTGTGAAATCTTCCCAACGCTTAACGATTACATCACAGTATTTAGGGTCTAATTCCATAACAAATGCTTTTCGCCCTGTTTTTTCGCATCCAATTAAAGTGCTTCCTGAACCACCAAATAAATCAACAATTATTGCATTTGGTTTTGTTTCCAATTCAACAGCTCTAATAGTAAGCTCTGTAGGTTTTTGTGTTGGATGTTCTCCAAGCCTTTCCGATGATTGATTAATGCCCCTAACAAACCAAACTTCCTTTTTTCTTTTTGGGTATCTCCAACATAATTCAAATCTTGAACCAAAAACAGAATTTTCTGATTCAGATTGGGCTTTTGACCATACGAAATAAGAACCATTTTTATATAAAGGAATAGTATCTGAATAATAGTCTGCTCCCCATAAATAATAAATTGGAGAATCAATTACGCCAAATATATTTTGAGCATCAAAATCTTCATGGTCACCTATTACTTCTCTATATTTTGTAGTTGTTCCACCCATTTTTGAATAATCTGTATCTAATCTCATTCCATATGGAGGGTCTGTAAAGACCATATCTGCCTTTTGACCATCCATTAGCTTATCCACTGCATCAATGCTAGTGCTATCACCGCACATAAGTCTATGATTTCCAAGGATATATATGTCGCCTAGCTTGGTTTTAGGCTCATCTGGCACATCAGGTACAGCATCTTCATCGGTAAGCCCTGCATTAGGCTCTATTACGTTCAACAAGGCGTCTAATTCATCCTTGTCAAAGCCTAGTATATTTAAAGCAAAATCATCGCTCATAAGCTCGTTTAGCTCGATTGTAAGTAATTCAGTATCCCAATCGCTATTTAATGCCAATTTGTTGTCGGCAATGATTAAAGCCTTCTTTTGAGTGTCAGATAGGTGTGAAAGCTCAATAGTTGGAACTTTATCCATTCCCAGCTTACGAGCAGCCAATAGCCTGCCGTGACCAGCAATAAGACCATTATTGCCATCAACCAATATAGGATTAGTCCAACCAAATTCTTTGATACTGGCTGCAATTTGAGCCACTTGTTCATCAGAATGTTTACGGCTGTTATTGATATAAGGAATTAAAGCCTCAATAGGCCGTTGTTCTATTTTCAAGATAACGATGTGTCAGGCTCTTTAATTTCATCAGACTGTTGTTTTTTTGCAACATCCATCTGAGCTTGAGCAATAGCATTGATGCCATCTATTAGTGGTTTGCTATACACATAAGGTAATTGTCCTAATGCTTGTAGCAACTCGTTTACTTGTTGTACTGTAAAAGTGATCATTCTTATACTCTCTTAGCTTTGGTTTTCTTAGTTGCAGCACGTTTTTCGCTATATGCGATTGCCACAGCTTGCTTTACTGGTTTACCAGATTCTATTTCGGCTTTAATATTGGACTTAAATGCTGCTTTGCTGGCTGATTTTTTGAGAGGCATGGTTTTGCTCCTAGTTGTAGCCTTTTTAAGGCTTGGTTTACGTTTAACTTCGTCATTAATAGGGAAATGCCACGCATTAGATGGCTTTATTGGTTCAGGCTCTACTTGGTCTTGCATCCATTTCCAAATGGCTTGTAATCTATCCCAAATTTTGTGTAATGTACTGTACATATTTTCCCCTATTCTACCCAGCAAACATCTTGCCAGGACATTAACACGCACTTTTCACCTTCGTGAACGATTGGCGTGAATTTAAGATATTCCTCTTTGGGATCATCATTCATAGTTCCAAAGCGGATTCGTGCGCCTACTTCTATTGGCATTGCTTCTCTACGCTCGGCAGTTAGCTTCTTACCAGGGCCTACTGCCACTACTGTTCCCATGTTCTGAGCTTCTTTGTTATCTACAAAGATCACATCGCTTAAAACACGAACATCTGGGCGGACTATAATCTTGTCCCCCAGAGGTTTAAATGTTGTAAAATTTACTTCAGCCATATCAATATTACCCTATTGTGTTGGTTATAAACCCTGTAGCCCTTTACCGAGGACTATGGGGTTTAGCTTTTTAGCGGTAGCCGTCTTTTTTGTGTTCGTAGCAGATGCCTTCAGTACGACCTGTATTGAACTCTTTGTCAGAGCCGATAGCATCTTCTTTGCCCATCGCTACACCACCACGCATAGACTTAGCTTTACGCTCGCCTGAACGATCAGAAGAAGTTGCACCTTTTGGCTCTTTTTCGCCTGATGCGCCTTTTGCGCCCATCATTGAATCCATTTTGCCCATGATTTTTCCTTTTAAATGGGGTTAATACACTATGAATAATAATACTATTTTACTACTTTTCAAGTATTTTTACGAGATTTATTGCACCTTCAATGTCGTGGATTCTAACTACAGTTGAACCTTTCCAGTTTTGCATAAAGGTATTTTGATATGGAGTGAACTTAGCCTTTTCATCTCGCTTTACTTCGACAAGAGCCGTTTTCTGATTCTTTCCAACCACGAGATCGGGAAAACCACCAGCAACCCTAGACGTATCAAATACAGAACAACCAAGCTCTCGTAGCGTTTTAACGACAAGTGAATGATTTGAGTCAACTCTTTTAGCATAAGTCATTGATTATATATAATTATGTGTTAGTGTTTCATTACTTTATACCAAAAGGGGAAGATTTTGAAGATTCTGTTGCTTGATATAGAAACATCACCTAATGTGGCACACGTTTGGGGAATATGGCAACAAAACGTAGGTCTTTCCCAACTTCTTGAATCATCATACACCATGTGTTATTCAGCTAAATGGTTAGGTGAAGAAACTGTGTATTTTGACTCTGTGTACGGAAGTACGTCTAAAGCGATGCTAGAGGGCATACACAGCCTTTTAGATGATGCGGATGCAGTCTGCCATTACAACGGCACAAAGTTCGATATGCCCACGTTAAACAAGGAATTCTTGCTTCATAAAATGCCACCACCACCACCTATGAAACAAATAGATTTGTTAAGAGTGGTCAAAAGTCAGTTTAGATTTCCAAGCAACAAGCTCGATTATGTGGCGCAGCGTTTAGGATTGGGTAAAAAGAAAGAGCATGAAGGTCATACGTTATGGATTAAATGTATGGCAAACGATAAAAAAGCATGGGCAACCATGAAAGAATACAATATTCAAGACGTTTTATTGCTCGAAAAGTTGTATAACAGGCTTTTACCCTGGATTAAAACACCAGTAAATATGGCTTTAATGAAAGATAGGGATGGATTTGTTTGCCCTACTTGCGCTAAACCATCATTAATCAGCAAAGGTTTTAGATATACAACTACTGGTGCTTATCAGCGTTATCAATGTAAGGCTTGTGGAGCATACTCAACTGACACTCGTACTGTAATTCCTCACGCAAAACTTAAACACCTCGCATGATGGCATGTTGGCATGAAACTTACTTCATATATCCTTAATAACTTATATGCAACTTTGTA